GTTAGGTACACCATGTGTAGTAGTACCGTATCTATGCTCTATGTACTTAATACCTAATGCTACTTGTTGTAATGGATTCTTACTTAACATAATCTCATTACGCATTTGAGGTATCCCATAGTGTGAGCCATTGCGTGCTTCAGGTCTCCAGTTAGATTCCTTTGTATACAGCTCTACTATGCAGGTGTACTGTTTATTGTCATTTAAAGCTGCTTTTGCATAAGCCTTAGGTGTAACTGTAATAACGGATTTCTTTGTAGTTACAGCTTGTGCTGTATCAACCTCTATGGCGGTTGTCTCTAGTAGCACTAGACATAGAAGTGTCCCAAACGCTATAGCCCACGAACTCGCAAGCTCACCCCTACGGGGCTTGCGTTCGGGCTTTAAGAGCCCGCCGAAGGCTAGTAGCGTACCATGCGTGTCAAATCGCTTTACATAACCGCAGGTCAGACGGCGTGTCGTATCTCTTACTTTACATAATGTAGAACGCTTACCCATAACCTTCACTCCAATCATGTCCACAGTAATTGCAGCTGTGAAAGTAATTATTGTTATATTTAGTGGTTGTTGTGTTATACCCTAGGCACTCGGGGCATTGATCTTTGCGCATATTGAACAGCTTAAACCTTCCATTTTCCAAGCCCCACACTTAATACATCTAACTGGCTCGACCATTTAACACCTTTACTAATTCTCCTAGCGGCATTAGTGCTACATAGTCCTCGGCGTTCTCGCCTTGACCGTTCATGCGTAGCACTACTATGCCTAGTTTGTCTGACTGCCTTAATTTTAACTGCCTAATGGCTGACAATGGGTCAAATCCTGTGCGAGCCTTAACCTCAATATCAAACGGAATACCGATCACATCTGAGCCTGTGCGCCCAGCCCCAGCGGATTCAGCATACGGATACCATTGTTTAAGGTAATCAGCTACAACTTTCTGTGTCCGATAACCTCTATGCTTGCGGTGTTGGCTCATCTTTACCATGTCCAAAATTGACATGATTGATAACTCCACAGCTGTAACACTTGTACAGATCACCCTCATGTATCATGCGTGGGTCATTACACAGTTCACAGCACTCTGACAAGCTGACGATCTCAGCCATAGCACCGTCATCTGTCAATGTAACTTTAAGACCGTCAGGGTAAATCAACTCCATGTCTCCCATTTATTTATCCTGTTCGCCAAACGACCACTTGCCATTAGCTGTGAGTCTGCCCCACTTAGGCTCGCATTGGTCAGCCTTTGATTTCTCTGTGCAAACAAAACCATAATATGGCTTATTTGTTTTTGCCGAAGTACCCTCACGCCTAATCATTTTGCCATGAGCGCACTCATAGGTAACATCAAGTACCTCACCGCCTAATGCAGCAGCTATATCCTCAACTTGCCATTGTGCAGGCTCAGCCTTTGCTTCAGGTGCTGACCAAGGATTGTTTTTTATGTCAGTCCTTAGTGCCATTTCAACAGCTCTAGACTTTGAGCCTGCGCTGCTATACATAGGCTTCACAGATTCCATTTCAGCCTTGTTAGCCCTAGGTGCTTTTGTACCGTCCTTCATAGTGCTGTACTTAGGGTCACCTGTGTTAGTTATAGCTCTTGCATAAGCAGATGTTTCTGCCTTCTCAATAGCAAACTGTGTTGCTAATGATTCTCCAGCTAGTCCAGTAACCCAAGGCTCTTGGTCTGCCCAGGTGCGATAAAGATTAACCTCAACAAAGACAAACCCGTCAGTCTGTTCATGAAATGACTTCATGCGAAAATCGGGGTTTTCTTTTGCAAACAGCTCAATTCTTTCCTCAGCTGTCATGTACTTATCTAAATCAAAATATGCCATAGTCTATTTCGTCCAATCCTCGGGCGTACGCCTGTTGCTGTTCCAAAGTCCAAGTACTGCCGTCATGCCAGCGTTCCAAGTCTGTTCTGCATTGTTGGCAATAATTTGTGTACTTTCGTGTCGCCTTTCGGCTTTGGCTAATCGTCGTGAAAATTGCCAAGATCTGACCTTTGAGATTATGCGCCCCATAACGAGCTTTACAGTAGTCACAGTAGTTTTTAGTCCTGTTCAGTATTATCATGTAGCTCTGCCATTATTTTCCTATACACGCAGGCGTATCCGATAATGTCTTTGAGACTGTCATCATGGTGTGGACTTTCGCTAAGGCGTGAAACCTTGACGAGCAACATACACATGGCTGCTTGTTCTGGACTAATGTAAGAGTCCAAATAACCTGACCATAGTTCTGAGATTCGTCTGTGGTTTGTAGCTGCTGAGCCATAGTCTGAACCTCTTGCCGTAACAATTCCACTAATTTCTGTGAGCCACTCATCAGTTTTTTTCATAATCAAATACCTCATCTTGTGCAGTTCGTTTGACTGCCTTGGCTGAAGCATAACCATTGACCCAACCACGCTGTTTGCCTATGTTAAAACCTCGGTCAAAACCAAAGTAGTAAGCACAGTAAGAAAGCCCAGCTGTGTAAAACAAAATACTTATAGCTGTAAATGTACTCATTTGACTGGTGTCAGTTCTACTTGTGACAAATAATCGATATTTGCATTACAATTAAAGCAGCTTTCCATTGGTTGACCGTCTACATAATAATACTCGGCTGCCTTCATACATTGGGTGCATAGCGCCCATTGAACTCTCATCTCTGTAACTATTTTTAACATTTTTACCTTTCCTGTCCCAAATCCGTTATTTGGGTACGACAGAAGTATGCGCTTATTGATAGGATAAAGATAGGAACTGACAGGCGTGTCCTATAACGCTTTTGTTACAAAACCCCTATTGTTTCAAAATCGTCAATATGGTCATCAATGGTACGACTATGCTCTTTTCCCATAGACCTTACCCTCAAATATAAAGCTGCCGTCATGGTTGATTGGGATTGTGACCACCGTCACACGATTGGCGTCTACATACGCAACAGCAAAGCCTGATTGCCAGTTGGCATAGCCCCTTGTGTAGCTCATACCACTACTAGATAAGTCAACTAGGTTGCCTACCTCTACACCCTGTAATACACGCCCTAAACGCCCATTGTGGGCTTCTGAGTAGGACATGTGACCTAGCCTATGGGTGTGACCACAAACAACATTTTTACCTATGCGGCGTGCGCCGTTTAAGGCTGTCTGCCCAGCATTGTTAGACATAGGGAAAGCGTCGCCATGAGTGACATGCCAACCTTTTGCCCAGTCAAATCCGTATGGGTGAAACTTGATGTTGAGCTTGTCATATCCCATAAAACGCTCATACTTGAGTTCGGGTAAGTTAAGAAAACTTGGGAGTCTTTTCTTGATTGATCTGTATAGTCTAATTCCATGATTGCTACCCACTATGTCGGTTACTCCCAAGTAGGTTAATACCTCTTGGGTAAATACTCTGTCCTCATCTAAGTTGCCAACCATTTCATCAATGGTATTGGCATTAAAACTGCCTAACTGCGGCATGTCTATCTCATCACCCACACAGATTGTTTGGTGTGGATTCCATTTGGCTAAAAAACGACCAACTGTTTTTACTGCTACTTCATTTATGTACGGGGCTTGCAGATCGCTGATAAAGGCAATGCGCTTAATTAGTTAGTCCTCGTCCTCGTCGTCGTCTTGAAAAGGCGTAATGTCAGTATCAGCTGTTGTAGGTATTAACCACTCAGGCATACTGTTTTTGTTATCCATTAGACCTAATGCAATTTCGACGGTGAAACCTGCTCTGCGTAATGCTCTAAAATACTCATTAAGCGCAATGGCGTGCTGATCTAGTGCAGTAGTCTCTAAACGAGCTACTGATCTTTTTCTGCGTGCAGGTTTCTTTTTGGCTGCCATGTTTTAATTGTCTCTCGATAGTAGGACAAATAGGTCATCAACACGCCTTTCAAGCCTGTTAATTGTATCCTTCATACTTGACCCACCATTGGGTCTAAGTTCATTTAACCAGCCCTTAACTAAGAACCTGAGTCCTATTGCAAAGCCAGTAAATACAGTTGTTATTGCAGCACAGATAGCGGCAATTTCTACCGCTGTCATTACTCTTTAGCGCCTATGCCAAACTGTGTGTCATCTGGATTTAATGCACGCAGTAAAGGTGCAATGAAAGCAACAGCAAAGGCTTTCCATAGCTCTGAAGGTGCAAGGTCAGGTTGTGTTACATAGATTGTGGCTAGACAAACAAAGGCTGATCGTCCATAACTGTTAATCATTGCCCAATGTTTTGATTTCATATTTTGCCCCCTAGTAGTGGTATGTCGAAAAAAGAATTGTCGAGATCGGAAGCCTTTGAAAAACTGACATGAATATGGTGGTTGTGAGGTGAAAACCCTTTGTACTTACGCCAGCGCCAACCCAATACAGGGCTAGCAATTTTGCCTAAATGAATTACATAAGATATGCGTCCATGATTTTTCCCGTAGAGTCTAAGCTGATCTGCCAAATATGCTGAATCTCCTCGGTTGTCAGAAAGGCTAGCGTCAATGTCAATAGCTCTAACGACGCCGTTGGACTTCGGGTCAGGTATATGGTCTGACTTACCTGCCTGTTGATGACGCAGATCAGCCACCCACCCGTCAGACTTCCTGCTACGACTTGGGTAAGAATCATCTATCTGTTCACGCAGCTGTACTGCGGATTTACTAAGCCAAGGCTTCATGATCGGCATTGCTGCACTCCCAGCAGTATTGGTCGCTTAGTTGTAATTCTGCATGACCACACTCAGGTTTAGGTGCAATGAAGGCGTCTGCAACCTCATCATATTTGTAACCTATACCTGCATAGTTGTAACGGATATTGCCATTGTATGAGGTGCGCTTGCATACTTGATTTCTAAAATTGCCATACCAAGTTTCAGTATCTAATCCTTCAATAGTTTCAGTTTCATCAATACCAGTAATAACTTCGGTAACTATGTTATTTTCATTTAAAAATGCGTAATGTGCCATTATACCCAGCTCACGTTTCCAGTACCGGCCGTAATTGTGGTTACTTTGTTTGCGCCAGAAGTAGCTGTCGAACCAGTTAAACCTGCGCCAATAGTTATCGTTTTAGTGTCTGGATAACGAAGGATCACAATTCCGGATCCACCGCTTGTATTAGATGCACCTAAAGTTCCACCTGCGCCACCACCAAGATTTGCAGTTCCATTAGTATTTACAGCTCCGCCGCCGCCAGTTCCAGCTGTTCCGTTTCCACCTTGACCAAGACCT